AATCCGAGCCATCTTGAAATAGACAGACTGAATTTTTACTGCGTAAGGAAAAATAATAACTGAAGTCTGAGAAGTAGGTGATTGGATTCCTCCCCACTCTACAGTATCTCCATTAAAAGGAGGATTATTACCTGCACCTAAGTTAATAATTTTTCCGTTGTATGAAATTTGGACAAGGTCTTTTTTAAAGTCTTCGGGAAATGTATAAACATCTCTATCTGAATTTGAGAGTTGTGAACCCTTGTTTTGAGTTTCAACATCAGGTGCGACTCCGTGAAACTTAGTTCCATTTGGTATTGCCATGCTCTAATTTTTTATAAGTTACTAAAGAACAAATATACAAATTTTATCCTAGCTTTTTTTCCAAGTATTCTAGCTTATCAATTCCTTCATCTGATTTGAAATAAGATGCTAAAACATAAACAGGGTCTTCGCCAAATGGAATTTGTATCAATCTCTTTTTATTTCCGGGCAAATTAAAATATACATCCTTTTTTTGATTTTTGAATATCAATAATTTTTCATCAAAAAATGTTTGGATTGTAGAGTTTAATTGTAGTCCGGGGTCAGATACTGCACTTAAAAATTCTTTTGGATATTTTTTTGCATATATAAGTATATCTCTTTTTAATTCTGCACTAGACATTTGTGATACATTTCCAAACAGAATTACTTTTCCTAACATTTCAGTTTGTTCTAAAGTAAGTTCTTTAGCGGCTATCAATGCATCTACTTCAACATTTAAGTTTTCAACTTCAGTAGCTGCATCTTTTGCTAAGTCTACCTCTTCAAATTTAACGCCATTCATAGGATGGTAACTAAGAAATGTTTGTAATGCTTGATTTCTTTTTGATACTTGTAACAAGCCATTTTCAAACACAATGGGTCTAACTATTGCGTTTCCGTCTTGCTCTTCCTTGAAGGGACTTTGTTGATTTGTTGCGTACCTTAATTCTCTATTGGTTCCGTTCTCTTCGTCAAACCAAAGAAGTGGTCTACGCTTGGAACTTTTGGATGGTAACATGAAGCTCAAAGGAGCTGATTTTCTTGTGAGTCTATAGACTCGGTCTTTTATTTCTGCTTTTTTTTTCATTATATTAAATTTAAATTTTATTAAAAAAGATAAGGGAGCCCGAAGGCTCCCGTATCATTTAGAGTATGTATTATTCTTCAAATAATACAAAGTTGTTCGCACCCATTACACAAACACATCTTTCTGATAAGAAGTTAACCTTCATTTCATCAATGTCTGTAGTAGCTGCTCCACCTGCAGACCCTGTAATCCATGTCTTATATCTTCTGTCTTCAGTTTCTGAAGCTCGATATCTTACATGAAGGTAAGGTCTCTTAGCGTTTTTACCAAGAACTTGGTCATAAACACTTGTAGAACCTGCCGGTACTAATAAACCTGTGATTGCACCTGAACCCACAACTGCAGGGACACTTGATAAACCGCCTCTCATTGTTGGGTCATTTAGGTATTTCCAATCAGACTTGTAGAAGTCATAACCTCTACGGAATCCTGTGAAACCTAAATTTAACGCCATTTCCTCATCGTTGTCAAATAGTCCATAAGATGTACCACCTGCTCCATATGAGTTTTGAGCTGCTAACATATCGTCAATATCGAAACCGAATTGTCTGTTTAAGAAAATTACATTTTCCTCTATTGCACCTTGTTTATCTAATCTATCAATGACCGCATCGAAGTCTGCTAATGCATCAGGATTACCTCCTGTCCATAAGTTACCTCTTGTACCAACTGCGTGGAATACACCTTCTGAACCAATCAGTCCTGCAACTGCTGCTCCTGAAGCTGCCTCTGCAGGTACTGCTTCAATCATGGATGTTTCTAGGTAATCATCAAATCTTAGCCTTGTTTCGTGCTCAGACTTTAAATACCATAAATATCCTGAACCACCGTCTTCTGTTGAAATTTCAATCCAACCAATTTGAGCCATGTCAGAACCATTTACTAAGTAAGTGTCCTTTAGGATGATTGGGTTGTTTTCGAAGATGTAGTCATCGGATTGTAATGAACCTTGCATTCCTGCTGTTCCTTTTTCAAATTCTGAACCGTAAATGAAAACAGTAGTAGCTGCACCTGCACCTGCAATTTGACCTGCTGCTTCATAGTATGCTACATCGAATGTGCTGTTTGCTAAATCTACAGCAGTAACAACCGCTTTGTTTTCACCACCACCTGCATTGTCTGAGATTACAACTGTTTGACCTACTCTCACAGCGATACCGCCTTGTGCTGAGTATGGGTTTTCACCTGTAATTACAGTACCAACAGGGTTAGCTCCAATAGCTGAGTCATTAACTGTTAATGTAGCTGTGTTAACACCTGCACCTGAACCCGATGTTACATTTTCATATTTGATATGTAACCTTCCTTGTTCTGCCCATTTAATAAGGTCAGAGTTAGAAGGCATTTCTGCACCCACCATTTTAATAAATGATGAAAGTGTTCTGTTACCATACCTTTCAAATTCTTTTTCATATGTATCAGGAAGATACTGATTTAAGAAATCAAAGTTGGTAATATAATTAGTCGACAACGGAACTTGTTGAGCCGATGGCTGCAACGAGAACGTTGGACTTGCTGCAAAATTTCCTGCCATTTTTTTATATTTTAAAAATTAATAATTTACTTTTTACTTCTAATTTTGAGCCCCCTACCCTCACTTGGATTGAGTGCTCTAATTGTCATTCCATCCTTCTTTACAACTTGAGGAGCTGACCGTGTTGTCATATTGACATTTTTAATTTTCTTAGTCACATCCTCTGTTGCGTCAGCTTTGCCTTGCTCATAAAAGAACTTAGCAAACCTTTCAGGATTTCGTGCTACGGATATTGCCCTATGGTATCCTGATGCATCTTTAATTAATCCGGTTTCACTATCTAAATAAACCTCTGCTAATGCATTGGCTCCTGAGTTTACCTTTTTAATTCCCTCAACATCCTTAGAAGGTAGAAAAGTTATTACTTTGTCTTCTCCAACTTTAAAGTCAAAACCTTTGAACTCTGTGTCGAAAACCTCGTCAGTTTTTTTTAGAAACCAATCTCGTCTTCTCTTTATTTCTTCTTCATAGGTTTGAGCATCCTTAACATATTGGTCATAAGCTGCAAGTTGTTCTTCTTGCTCTTTAGAGATAGATGCCGTACTTGACTCAAGGGGCTCTTTGTACATCTCCTTTTGCTCTTCAAAAAACTTACGAGCTTTACCAATCTCTTTTTTAAACGCTAACTTCTTCTTTTTAATTACATTCTCTTCATCAACTTCACTATCGTAAGCAAAGTCTTCCATCATGTATTGAATATCTTCAGCATCTAAATCCTCTTCAGTTGCTTGGTAATATTCTCGCAGAAGCTGCGTTTCATCCATGTCTTTGAAGTTTCTGTTTAATTTAACATAGTCTTCAAATCCACGACCTGTCTTTTTCTTGTATTCCAAAAATGCCGAAACATCTTCAGGTAACTCCTGTGGTTTCTCTTTTTCAGCAAACAACTCATTTACTGAACTAACATCTTTGTCATAAGTATTCTTAATATATTTAAGAACATCTTCCTCTTTTAACTCTGAGGACTGAGTTATATTTTTTTGTGCTTCGCTTTCCGGCTGTACACTTTCTTGCTCTTGTGTGGGGGTGGTACTCTCATTGCTTGTATCCACTTGCTCCACGGGAGCACTTGTTTCTTTAACATCTTCAGAAGCTTTACTAATTACTTCCTCTTCTTTTTGAGATAAAGATTTTTCTTCCTTTACCCCAATGTCTTTTACTTTTATATCCATTGAATTAAATTTTAAACAAAGTTAATAAATATTTTTATGAATTTTTTTCAGCTATCTTGGGTCAAATTCAGCTAAGTCAAAACCATCTAAACTATCTTCATTCGACTCAAATCTTTGAGCAGGAAGATTATTTTTTCTCTGATTTATAAGTTGAGATTGTTCTGAGTTTTGTTGTGATATTCTTTGACTCTTAGCCTTTTCTCTTTGTGTTTCTCTTTGCTGTAAGGCAGTTTCTGAAATATTTCTAAGCTGTTGATTATATTGGAACTCTTCCGCCATCAATTGAGATTTCAACTGAGCTTCATTTTTCATCTTTTCAATTTCAAAAGCAATCTCTGCTTGTTTAATTTGCATCTTTTGTTGACCTTCAAGTTGCATTTTTTGCATTGCCGCTTGTGCTGCCATCTGCTGAGACTGCATATTAATCTGAGCTTGTTGCTGCTGCTTTTGCATTTCCATTTCATTTTCCTTTTCTTGCTTTTGTTTTCTTTTAAGTTTTAAAAGTTGATTAGCAAGTTTTATATTTTTAAGCTCTCTAATGTCAATTGCATCTTCTAAATTAATATCATTCTTTGACAAAGCCATTTGTATATTAGCTTCAAGTTTTGCTTTTTGCTCTTCATCAGGAGCTACATCTATAAAGATTCCAAAATCATATATATATAAGTCTTGTATATCATTTAAAATACTAACATTGAATTTACCTATTTTGTTTACAAAGTCATCTTTAAAATCTGAATACTCTAATATATCAGCAACCCTATAAGTCAAAGCTTCTGCCAATGTTCTATATATATAAAGGGCTCCATCAAGAATATGTCTTGTTGCGACATTTGAATTTAATGCTGCAAGTTTTTGTAAGCCAACCAAAGAATTAGGGTCAGGTGTACTACCATCTCTAGCTTCATTTAAGCCCGTTACTGTTCTAATCATGTTTAGATAGTGATTATAATTTGCAATAAGCATTTGAGTTTTACTCGCACCTGAGTTAGTGTTTATCTCTTTGATGGGTACTCTTGCTTGATTAAACTCTCCATCCTGCGTGTAACTCCTTCCAATGACACTACCTGTTTGAAAATACAAACGCAAAGCATCTTCAGGATTATAAGCATTGCCCGTGCCTAGGTCTACTTCGTTCAATCCATCCGCATCTATGAATACTCCATCAGGAACTACTCGGGCAATAACCTGCTGAAGCTTCAAGTGAGTTATTTGAATTAAATCAGCAAAAGGTATCATTCTTCTTACAAGAGACTCTACTACACCTTTATACATTCTAGGTGCTACAGCCACATAATTAGGTATGGCGTGTTGACTTGCAGATTTTGGTCTTACCATGTTATGAGCTAACTCCCATTTTAAAAGAATATTTGTACCCATAACCATAACTCCATCATACCAAACATCAATAGTTTTTTCTATTTTTTCAAACCTTCCCTCTTCCATTACGGTTTCCGGTGGATTAAATTGGTCATCCTTCTCAATAACCTTGCTCCCTCCGGTTTCCATTATTTTTTTCTTATATACAATCTTGTTTGTAGATTTATAGTTAAAATACAATAAAGTGCAGGTATCTCTATAAAACATATCGTTTTCGTAATATTGTGCGACATTATAATAATCATACCAATTTTGACTGTACTTACTAATCTCCTCTAGTTGTTCGTTTGTTAAACTTGGGTCTATCTTCAAAAGCTCTGTCATTGGTAGTGTTTTAATTTCTCCCCAATAGAAACAATCTTTAAAGTGAGGGTCTTCTGTATAACTATATACTATGTTAGCAGGGTCTACATAACTTACCTTAACTCCCGAACCCGGTAAAAACTCATGCTTTGCAACACTTATACCTAGTACGGTTAAATCATAGTCAAGTCTTTTTCTTAAATCTATATAATGGTTTTCTTCAAATATTGTGTTTATTGCTTCCTCTTCAGCAATCTCTATGGATGGTTTGTAGTTAAGTTGCATAAAAAGAGACAACTCTTCATCGCTATTGGGTAGTTCTTCCGGTGAAACAGTAAAGGGGTCAAGAGAAGACTTTTCTTTTATCTTGGTCAAAAATTCTTTAGAAACCATTTGGGCTTCTACCATGTCTTGATATTTACTTCTTTTAGCTTGTGACATAGCATCCTGTGCATAGGCACTAACCTTGAAGAGTCTGTCAGACATTCCATTGACTACGATATCTACAAACTTTGGTATTACAGGAACAGGTGTCCAATCTAAATTTAGATAAGATAAATCACCATCAATAGCTAATTCATCTTTGTATTTTCTAATTGATTGTTCTCCCCTTGCATATAATCGTAATCTATGAAACTGTCTAAATTGGTCGTAAAACCTACAGCTCATTCCATCCCTACGAAACCATTCGTATTGTATAGCTTGTCCTATTTTTAATCCATATTCGTCTGTAGCCTTTTCTGCGTCTGAAACAAATTGGTCAGGAAAAGCTGCGGACTTAATGTCTATTTTTACATCCTTCATCTAATTAATTCGCTTTTTATTCCCGTGTTTGTATACCTTGCAAAGTTAATCTTTATTTTTGACTCTTTTTTTACAGGAGTATAAAGATGTTTTTGATTAGCCATGATAGCTAAACCTGAACTTATAGAGGCATCATAACGGGTTCTGTTGTTAATATCAAATTTAGCCCAATCTAAAAGAGTACGATTAAAAGGCATCGTTCCCATTTCATCACTAGGTCTAAATACTTCTTCTGTATCTAATCCTATATATTTTTCTATATAAGATTCGATTGCTGCGGCATGAGCTTGTTTTACCTCCTCACTTGTGTTTGGTATACCGCCTAATTCTTTTTCGGACCTTGAAAGTTTTGTTGAATGTTTGTCCGGTCTGTTTAAACAAAATTTCCTATATCCTCTATTTTTAAAATGATATAATAACCTTGGTTTATTGTTTTCTATGAGGATTGGCATACCGTAAAAAACACAAGCCATTAATACATCTTCAAAAAACAACTCTGCAGTTTGAGGTCTCGCAATGTATTCTAAAAAAAATTCATTACTTGGAGCATCGTCCATTGAAAATTTAGTCAAACCGTGCAAAGCACCGTTAGAACCTCCCCCGCCTACAACTCCACTAATATCATAAGAGTCGCAACCAAATACACCTAGGTGTTCGTTGCCCGGATATTTGAGTCCGTTTCGTTCACTAAAATTATTTTGAATATGTACAGCCGGTAACCAAGAGACATGAAACCTTCCTTTTTTTGTAGGAACCCAAATCACCTTTGTGTCTTTGATTCCGTCTTGCCAAACAAACTTCCCTTGAGTTATGTTATGTTCTCTTATATATGAATCATTGAAATCTATCTGTTGATATATCTTGCTTAGGTTGAATATAGATGACTTGCTTTCATCTCTAAAAGCATGAGCTTCAGTCCTAGGGAACTGCCTGTAAAATTCATTTAATGCATCTGCATCATTCTTAAGTGAATCTACTTCAGCCTTCCAATAATCAATACTACCTGTATATATATAGTCTCCATCAACTCCTTCAATTTCTATCTTTGGTTTCTCTAAGACGGGCTGTCCGTATCTATCTATAAAACCTTCCATATTCCATTCCATCGGTATGAATAAAGAATACAATCCACTTTTGGTTTGACCATTGGCGTTTCTATTTAAAACATTTGAGCTTTCAAAAAGTTTTTTAAAATTATCCCCACCTTTTTCCAATGAATTAGATGTGGAACCCATCATACATTTACCAATAATTTTACTACCCAATCTTAAACAGGTTTTTGTAACACCCCAATTATTTAGAATGTTGTTAGGCTTTATCCATTTACCACTTTCATCATGTACAAGTAGTAAAAGTTTTTCTCCATCATATGAGTTGTCATCAGTATTTTTCCAATCAATCGTGGTATCCAAACCTTCTAAATCATCCTCAAAAACCTCGTGCATATTTTTCTTGGTAATTTTTGAAGCAGGAACTCTATATGCTAGTTCAGATTTGGGTTTGTCCATTCCATCTTGAATAGGTTTGAAAAAGAACGGAAGACTGTTTGATATAGGAACTACTTTGTCAGTAAACATTTTTTTTGCATCTGCTCCTGTTTTAGAAAGTATACCTATTCTTGAATCTTTTGATATTGTAGCTTTGTTAACACACTCTGAAGAACTCATATATGAAAAGCCTGACCTTCTGATTTTTAAATATATCATTCCATAACTTCTTGAGTCTGCCTTACACGCCTCCCAAAATAAATACAAAGCCCGATTGGCTTCTCTGAAATCAGGATATCCCACATCAATCTTTGTCCATTGTAAATACATATAGTGAGAACCTGTTATATATGTTGGCTTTCCATTATTGTAGAACCAATAACCTTCATCACGATATTCAAATTCTTTTTCTATATAATCAACCCAACGATTTTTAAAATCTCTTGGCATTTCATTCCATTGAAATATAGAACGAATTTTGTCTAATTGTTTTGGGGTTTCCCTTCTTTCCCAATACTGCTCATATTTTTTTTCATGTCTTTTGTGTATTTGTTTTGGGGCTTTTGGTAATCCGATTCGGACATTTGATATTTCTATCACCCTTCCTATCTGACCTGTCTTTGAAATGATAACCAAATCATATTTTAAATTATATCCATATAGCCAAGTTCTAGCCCTGTTTTTATTTACAAGAACTGATTTTGGTATATAATTTTTTAATTCTTTTATCATTTAGAGTTTCTTTCTGCAAAACCTTGCTTAGAATTAGAAGGCTCGTTTACAATTTCTAAAGCTTCTTTTTCTGCTTCTATCTTATTTAATATTTCAAATGCATCCATGATACATAATTTTTTTGTGGCAGCAGCGTTTTTCAACCTATCTGCTGCTAACTCATCATCCGGGTCGGGTTTTATTATATCTTCCTTTGCAACTTTTATAAGTTGCTCTACAGCTCTGTATCCTGCGTTTATTATTTTAAGCTTTGTTTCTTTGAGGTTCATATGCAACTATATTACTAGTTCTAATTCTATACAATTTATTGTTGTTAAATTTAAATTCATATTCTGAGTCGGGCATAAAGGTAACAATATCTCCTTTTTTTATCCCATGTTTTTTTATAGATTCTGCAGGATATTCCATCACACCCATTAATGGTTCATTTGAAAATGGTTTATATATATAAGTTTTAATTGCAGGTAAAGGCGAAACAAAACAAAAAGGGTCAACAGCGTTCCACTCATTATTTTTATAATACATATAATATTGAGTTTCATCCACAAAAAATGTGTTGTCTTTGAAATAACTCTTACCACTTTGTCTTTTGCCATACATATCATTATAAAACTTAAAGACATTGTGATGAACCAAAAGTATATCACCCTTTTCAACGGGACCGTCATACATTATTGGAGTCTCAATAACAATTGCTTCTCTATTAGAAAAAGATGCAGACTCTTCAGAAGTATCAAGAATTAAGTTTAATCCCTCGTATTGTTTTGTGTTGCTATATCTTTGATTGCCTTTGGGTTTGACAAGAAATTGTGTAGGTGATTTCATTAAAAATTTATATTAAACTCAAGAGTAACGGGCATAGTAGAATTAAATTGCTTCCACAACAAAACTTCACCTTCGCTTGTGTCTAATATAAAAATCTGATATGCGTCCTCTTCTTGGCTGTATTTAATTAAATGAATCTCGTAGCCACCGTTTAGAACAGACTGCCCAACTATATAGTGCATACCTCCTGACTTATAATCAGGACCTACTGAGATTTTTCGAATGTCCATTTAATTTAAAATTAAATTACGGTGTAATATTTATTTTTACTACTCCGTTGGTATGATATAATCCTCCTAATCCAATTCCTGCTTGTCCTGCTGCGGTATCGTCTGCGTAGTTTTGATTGACCAATTGGTCCATGTATATAATCCCCTTCAAAGGATTTGCCGCCCTTACTACATTTAAAGCATTACCTCTGTTTCCTGTACCTGAACCTATACCAACTTGAAACGATGATTTACCTTGATTAGGATTTACCGTGTCGTCATTGTTTTGTCCCACCACAACAGTATTTCCTCCGTCTGCCTTTAGGTTGTTACCAAAAACAGCAGTATTAGCTCCACCATCAATTATTGCATTGTTCCCTATCGCCACACTATTGTTGGCGGCTGAATTTAAACCGAGATTATTACCAAACCCTATACTTAAAGTTCTTTGTGAGCCACTAGCTGTAGTTAAATTAGTACCTGCAAGAATATTATTGTTTCCTGTAACTGCGTGACCTGTACCGGCTAAAAGAACATTACCTTCACCACTAATATCTCCGGTTGAGTTGAATGATGTATTCTTGTTACCCGCAATTGCTAAGGAACCAACTCCCCACACATTATTATTATCTCCTGTAAGAGTAAGACTGTCCGTATTGAATAAAAAGTTATAATCCCCAAGGTTACCGGATATTGATTGACCTCCGTTGTAGTTTACAACACCAAACATAAAGTTTTGGTTGAGAAATTGTAACTGAGTTGGATTTGGAAATTCAGACGCAAAAATAAAGTTACGCCCTGAATCTACTAATTGTACATTTGTACTACCGAGAACATAATTATTTCTGTTGTGGTTAAAATCTGTCGAAGTTAGATTACTTGTAAAAGAGTTGCTATCACCATTAATAACAACATTGCCTTCCATGGTTGCATCATTATTTGATAGCATAGAAGTCTGTGTTGAGTTAACAATAAAAGCACCCTGTATGTTACCTACAGATACTGCGAGACCTTGTGGGTCTTCAAAGGTCAACTTGTTGTTTGAATACTGATTTGTTATTTTACTAACCTTATCTCCAAGAATAATATTATTAATAACAGCATTGAGTCCATTAGCATTTGCAATATTCGGTGTTCCAAACTGATTTGGTTGTGCTTGGTTTACACTATATCTGTTTGGGTTTATACAAATGTTTTTATCGGTGAATGCGGCAGTTCTGCTACCTACAATAAAGTTATCATCTACTGCACGACCCGTTGTAGAGTTTCCTAGTTGGTTTCCTGCTCCCCCTGTTTCAACAATAAAATTTCCTCTTGATATATATTTGGCATTATTTCCTGTTGCACCTAATATTATATTGTTTTGAATAGTTGTGCTTCGAACATTGTTTCCTGCATTTTTACCAATAAAGACATTGTTTGTTGCTGTAAGGTTTTGTTGGTCTCCTTGACCCGGGTTAGCTGATTGAACTCCTGCTTTTATTCCTAATCCTGCAGAGGCTCCAATTACTACATTTCCTGTAAGAGAAGCACCATAACCGGTTATACCTACATTTCTGAAAGCCCTCATACCTAATACGGTATTTTGCGTAGGCGTAGCACCTGCAGTATAAAATACATCCGCCATAGCTTGATGACCTACAATTGTGTCATTTATATGCCCGTTAGGCAACTCGGAGCCTGTATTGGGATTACCTGCAGAAAAACCTATCCCTATGCTTCCTTCGTTGAGAGTTATTCCTTGGGTGGCTGCATTGACTGATGAGCCTAGTGCATTTTTAGATATAGCAACATTATTAAATCCTTCTGTATTTTCTTTTAAAGAATCAACCCCAATAGCAACATTATTTGTTCCATCAGTTGTTTTAGCTAAAGCTCCTACACCCAAAGCAACATTTGCACCGGGTTCAGGAAGACCACTAACAGGGTTTGTTCCTGACATAAATGATTCTAATGCAGAATCTCCTATACCGACATTAAACTGAGCAACAGTTTTATCTGATAAAACTCCTGCGTTTTTTCCAACAAATACTGATTCGCCTGTTCCGGTTATTCCAATTAATCCGTTTACATTAATCGTAGTTGGTACGGTTGTGGAATCTTGTGTTATTACTGAATCCACATAATCAACTCCATTAGATATAGGAATAAATAAATCTGTAACTACACTTGGAATTGGTGGAACTAAACTTATTATATCACCTATGGTATAGTTCTTAGTTATATTATTATCATTAACATCCGTACCAATAACTTTATCAGTAAGTTGAGGTGTGGAATCAATTACATAGGTAGATATTTTAGCCATATTATTTCTTTTTTACTTCCCCTGTCTGTATGTTAATGACAGAGTCTTTTCCATATTTTTCTATAAGTTCTAATTCTAACTTATTAAACTGTTGGGTCAAAGCATTTATTTGACCATAATATTCTAGCTTTTGAACCTCTAGGTTACCTAAAGCTAACTTTACTTTATTTAAAGAATCAGTTGCTTCTCTTAAGCTTTTTAATTCTTCTTCTGTTAATTTTACTTCTTTACTCATTTTTATTTAATTTAATTTATACAAAGATACTATTTTTTATTTTTTATCTTTTCCCAAGACCTTCCTCCAAAATAAGAAGCAATAACAGTTGCTAAAATTAATTGTAAAAGAGATATCCATTCTTCTTTTACTTCAAACTTTATTGAACCTGCCTCTATAAAAATTAATAGCATTGTGCAAATTATCAAAAATATAAGGACCATAGGTCTGACATTTTTTGAAAGCCAAGAGTCTGAGGTCATATCTGTTCGCCATCTCTCAGTTACATTCTTTTGCATATCTGCTTCAGCCTGAATAAATATTTCTGTCATATCTTTTTCAAACTTTGCTTTTTCTTCTTTACTGAAAGTATGTTCTGCGATAATGCCGCTTATCTTTTCAGCAATGCCTCCTCCTATTTTACCAAAAATTTTATTTAATATTTCTTTCATAACATTCCGTAATGCGAAGATACATTAAAACTTGGACACGCTTTTGTAGAAAATTCATTGTGTCCATGTATAGTTGCTTCAGGAAAACATTTCTTTAAAAACAACAATAATGTTAATATACTTTCTTTTTGTTCAAGTGTTCTAGTGTCCTTTGGTGTTTTGCCATCTTTTTCAACTCCTCCAATATAGCAAATGCCTATGCTAGATTTGTTCATATTCTTAACATGAGCTCCAACCTCATCAATCATTCTACCAAACTGTATGGTTCCGTCAATCAATATAACGTAATGATAACCGCAGCCACGCCACCCTCTTGATTTATGCCAACGGTCAATGACATCTACATCAACCGAGTCATCGCCCTCCCTTGTTGCAGAGCAATGTAATATAATTTTATCTATTAGTCTCATCTTCCTTGACCTCTATATTTTTTTTTATAGGCTGTTTGACCCCGACTTGCGTTCTTAGAATGAACACCGGGTCGTTTTGTTTTGTGCCGAAATGAATAAAGGAATGTAATTCTTTTAGCCACTAAGACTTATCTTTCTTTGAATTGTTGTAAATTTTTTGGACTGTGTAAATGATGGTTGCTATAAGGAGGATAATTTTCAATGCCATTTCTATCTCAGTAAAAGATATAGCGAAGACGCTAGAGTTGATTCCGTAAAGTTTTATATCTTCGAATTGCATGACACTACTTCATATGTTACTTCTAATTCTTCAATTCCTGTAGTGTTATCTGCTGTCCAATAATTCATTTTAAAATAGATATAAAACTGAGCTACCTACTGCACCTGCTACAGAGTTTACTTTTACAACTTGAACAGGTAATATTTGTGGAGCCGCATCTTGTGCAAACTTAAAGTTTACTGTTTCTCCCCCTGCTGTTTCAACCTCTATATCTGCATCTGCACCACATTGTCCAATATAAACTAAAACACCATCAGTTTTTGCTGCGTAAGCAAAGAATTTTTGGTTGGGAAAAAAGTTACCTGATGCGTTTACTATTATAAAATCATCAGCTACTGTTTCTATTACTCTCCCAAAACCATTTGCATTTATAATAACCATTCCGGGTTTTAGCCCTGCTTGTAACAGGTTGGCAGTACCCTGACTTGGTGCACACTCTATTTTTCTATCTGCATTGACTACTGCACTAATGGTAAACTCGACACTCTTTGTTGTTTGGTCTACTATTGGAGTATTCCCAAAAGTAGTCACCAACGGTACTTGTGCGTGTTGAACATTAATTGTATTTTTTAAATATCCCATTTCTTTTATCTTTTATAAGGGAATATCCTATTTAGAGTATCCCGTCTTTGTCCGCATCCGCAATCGGTTCCTGTAGCTTCACTAATTGTATCAACTACTTTTTTGATTCCCGTTGCAGTTGTAAATTTTTCTATTGTATCTCCAAGTCCTCTTGAGGCTCTTGGTGATTTGTAAGGTAAAGGTTTTTTATATTTACCGTTCAATATCATAGCACAAAGATAATTATTTTTTACACAAGCATTCTGCTACAGGACAGTCCTTGACATCTACTATTAATTTAGATAACAACCAATTCCATTTGCATAACAACTTGCATAACAACTTTTTCCATAATGATTGAATTTTTAAACCCAACCATACCAATCCTTTTCCCATAATAATTATTTTTTACAACCGAAATTCTTAGCAAAGTTAGCCATCTTGACTACAGGTGGTTTATACTTATCTTTGTCCTTCATTACAGCACTCGCTGCAGCACAAACAGATTTACCCGGCATATTCTTTTTCACCCATGCGGTGAATTTTCCCTGATTATCTTTGCTAATCATTTCGCCTAAGCCTTTTTTTTCAGCCATAATTATTTACTAATTAAACTACCTAAGTGTCCGTGGACATCTTTTGGATAGTGCTTGTCTTCTTTCATTGAGTGGTCTCCTGCGTATGCGTGACCGCTTAAATGTTTTTCTTCGCCTTTAGACTCATCTCTACGGTCTTTTAAGCTTTGGCTTTTAGGACCTTTATCTTTGTTACCGATTGATTCGTCTAGTTTTGCGTTATAACCTTGATGCTTCATTTTAATAATTTTTTAAAAAGTTTATTCTACAAATATACTAATATTTTCCTTGCCTATTTTTCGGAGAAGACTTCTTGCTTCCACCCGGTCCGGACCATAAGGTTTTACAAGCCCAATACCTTGCTGTTAGTTTTGATTTGGCACTACCACATTTATGTCTTGCTCGGAAGCTTTTCCTTGCAGCAGCAGAATAATTATGACCATAACCTGTGGCTCCAAAGTGTATGAGTTTTTCTTTACCTCCCTCACAAGCTTTGACCATTTTCTTTTTACCTGCTCTGTCGCTTTTTACAACAACATTACATTTCATTTTAGATTTATCTGCCATCTCTTTTACTTAAAGCTTTCATAAGTTGTTTGAACTCATTATAATTTTTCACCCAATCTTTACTGTCTCTGTTTCGATTGTATTGTGAAACATACCAATCCTCGCTATGCGTTTCTAACTCTTCCGGCACTTGTGTTACTTACAAACTGTCTTCTACTTCCGCCTTCTCTTTTTTTCTTTTTAGCTGTTGCGGCTCTCTCAGCTTTGGTCATAGACTTTGCTTTGGCTAAAGGCAAACATCGGTCAGGGTTCTTTTTATTCTTGCTCGTTCCACACGCACCAAGAATAGAACCATCGGTTCCAATACGAACCCACTTCTGTTCTCTCCACTTTTTGAGTTCCCCCATTAATAAGATTTTTTTTCCATTCCGTAGCCCGGGTTATCTTTCTTTTTACCTCCGTGCAATCTAGCGAAGTAGTCTGCTTTTGGTTTACCTGTGGCTGTGTATGGAAATTCCATTTTCTTTCCGTTTACTGTTACTGTTGGCATAACTTTATTATTAATATTTATTTATTTTTTTTTGCTATAAATTTAGCTTTAGGGTCAGCAGCAGTTATGTTTGGGTTATTGTCTAAACCATATATAACACTTTGCATACCTAAGCCTCCTTTTTTCTTTCTTGGCTTTTTTAATTTACTCATAACTCTGTTGTAGTTTTTGTAATTTGATTTTTTCTTTTGGAGATAATGGAGACTTCAATTTAAGTTCTAATATTCTTTGTTCAATAATATTAGGTCTTTCATATATTGAAATATCTATCATCTCTTTTTCTTTGACATTTTCTGCATATCCTTTATATGCTTTTCAATAATTTTTGATTGTGCCAAATGCATCTTTGATGCTTTCTTTAATTGAGACACTACTGACCTTAAACTTTTATCCATAATTATTTTTTCTTTTTTGCACCCTTAGCATAATTGGGGTCTTTGCAATATTTACTTGCCGCCATATTTGCATATGCAGACGGGTATCTATCAAAGGTTCTCTTTGCCCAAGCTATTCCTGCAGGGCAAATCTTATTACCTTTCTTTTTGCTTTTTCTTTTAGACATTAAACTACTTCTTTTTTTTCTTTACCACCGCCTTTGAATCCTTTGAATTTTTTTAACCCTACCAATTTACGCATTTTGGTTGGTTTTCTTTTATAAGTATTATTGGGCTCATCGGTGGCAATCCTCGCATTAATATTTTTAATAGCTAAATTTTTTGCAGCCTCTATAGCATCAAGCTTTTCTTGAAGGGTAGATTTTTTTTCTTCTTTCTTTTCTTCTTTCTTTTTATCTTTATCAGAGTCCGGCATAATATTTATCTTTGTACAAATTTACTAAATTTAATTTAATGCAATCTGAAGATTATTTAAAGTATTGGCGTGTCGTTAGATACTTCATCAAAAAAAAATATAACTTAACTACATCAGATTTAGAAATGTTATTGTTCTTGAAATCTGAAGGTAGGTTTTCTAAAGAAAACTTTCAAGAGTTCAACGAACTATTAAGTTGGGATAAATCTAGGTTTGAAAGATTAAGACAACAGGGGTGGATAGAAGTATTTAGAAAAAGAGTTGGTAAACATCGAGCAAAGTATCAACTATCATTCAAATCAAAAAGAGTTTTGAGTTCTGTATATAAGAAACTAAATGGTGAGGTAATACCTACTACTTCTTTTTCTGATAAAGTATATACGGATAAATTATATAGAAACTTTATAAAACAATTACTACATCCCTCTCCTGAATAACAGTAATCTTAATACCTTCTATAATTAAAGTATGAGCACCACGATGGTCATAGTAAACTACATCATCTTTGGCGATGGCTTTTACTTCTTCTCCAACTGATACGACTTTGCCTTTATGGTATCTTCTTTTTTGTGCTTCATCTCCACTAAGGAGAATACCTGATTCTGTTTTTAGTTCTTCTTCAATATGGTTCAGTAAAATATATTTTGATATAGGTTTCATATAGCGTAATAAATTTCTATTAGTTCAACTTGACAATCATCATTTGGACAAGTATAGTTACTTACTATACCATCTTCATCATGGATTGCAAAATCTTCATAAGTGTGGTCACCTCCCCAAATAAGTTCAGTATTGCAATGAGGACAGTTCATTCTTTTTACGCTTTTCAATTTTGTATCCATTTTTTAGCAAAAGCTTTTTAGCTTCCTCTATATCTTTTTGTTTTTTATGAAAAGCTTCAAATGTGTGATTAAATATTGGCATCTTGTTTTCTTTTAATAGTTACTATTGCATTGGTTGAAAGTAAAGTTACAGCAACACTTATTGCATTTTGCAAAGCTGACCTAGTTACTTTCATAGGGTCAATGATTCCCATATCATACATATTGCCCCATCTCTCATTCTTAACATCGAACCCTTCGTTCTGTTTTGTTTTCTTTCCAAGATAAACATTTTCATATCCTGCGTTGGAAAGTATTTGTTCTAAGGGAGATTGAAGAGCTTTTGCTAAAATTGCGTAAGCAATTTTTTTTTCTAAATTTTCTTCATCTATAGTTGCTACTTCATATTCATTCCCTAAATGATATAAGCTAAGTCCACCACCCGGAAGTATACCTTCTTCCAAAGCTGACTTCACAGCACAAACTGCATCGTCCACTCTATCGTATAGTTCTTTCTGTTCTAAGTCTGTGTTGCCTCCCACAAACATAACACCTATACCTCCGGTTAGTGAAGCTATTCTTTTTTGTATAAATGATTTATCTTCTTTTCTTTTTGAGTTTTCATATGCCACCCAAAGTTCATCTACTCTATCTTTTATTTCAGAAGATTTTTTATCATGCTCATCTTTTATGACGACTGTAGAATCACGACCAACTATCACCTTGGCACAATGACCCAAGTCGTCATAGTTGATGAGACTTAAATCGTCACCTGTCTTTTCGCTAAAATATGTTGCACCAACTGACAAAGCAATATCTTGCATAAGTTCATGTTGTCTGTAACCAAACTCAGGAGGTGGTATGCTTACTAGCTTTAGACCATTCTTCATTACATTCGCAGCTAGAGTATTTGTAAACTGAGTTGTGCATGGTGCAATGATTAATAGTTTTTCTTTTTTATTTATAAGTGGCTTTAGTGCATTTTCAATTTGTAGTATGTTTGATATCTCTGCATCTGCTACTAAAACTTTTATATCTTCATAAATACATTCATCATGTTTTTGATTGTTTATAAATAAAGGTGAACTATATCCTCTATCTATTTTCATTCCTTGTGTGGTTTCATAATAAGTTTCATGGTTCTTTGATTTCTCAACCGTTACTATACCATCTTTACCAACCTCACTATAAACCTTGTAAATTAAATTACCAATCTTATCATCATTGTTTGCTGAAATGACTGCAACATCTTTTAGTTTCTTGCCTGTTATTTTTTTTGAATCCTTCTTTAATCTTTTAATTATATTGTCACATTCACTCTGCAATAATTTTAATACTTCAGTTCTATTTGTGACTTGCTCATCAAAGAGTTGTAGACCATGGGCAACTAAAGATTCAGTTAATACTATAGCAGTTGTAGTTCCATCACCGGCTGAGGTTGCGGTTTTATCAGCAGCTTCTTTCATTATTCTTACTGCAAGATTTTCAACTGAGTCCAATAGGTTTATTGATTTAGCAACTGTTACTCCATCTTTCGTCACAGTAATTCCTCCTGTATGTTCTTGTGATTCTATTAAGACTGTGTTTCCTTGTGGACCTAAAGTAGATTTAACTGCTTTCGCTATTTTCGTAATTCCACTTAGCAGTTTATTTCGTCCATCACTATCGAAGTGTAGTTCTTTTGGATTCATTAATATTGGATTTAATTATTATGCAAAGATAATAAATCTTTTTTAGTGTTGAGTGTTAAGTTTTATTCTATATACTCTCTCTCTCTTTTATATTACATTATATTTTATTTCCGTCTATGACCCCCTTTAAGTTGTAAAGTTAACACAAATATTATTAAGTAATTGATTATCAGTTAGTTAAGTAAAAAAAAGTTAACACAAAGTCAACACAAAGTCAACACAAACTATATTATTGTTAACACATATAAAAGGAAAAGGGACCTATGAGGTGGTCCCTTTATTACAAGATTGTCAAAACACTACTAAAAACAATCTCTACCTAATCAAAACAACAAACTAAATGAAAATTGATTATAGTTTCTTAAATAAGTCTATGTTAGCATTTGCTAGTTCATTGCCTTCTGCAATCATTTGAACCTTCTTTGCTCTCTTCATTGATTTCTTTAGTTCTAATGCAGTTTGTAATCCGGTCTGTAACGGAGCAGCATTGTTTATTAGTCTGCCGTTCTTTACTTCATACCCTTGCATTGATGGTGGAATTTTAAAATGCATAATTCTTTTTTTACAAAGATAATAAATTTATTTAGACACTTGGAGTAGTTGGGTTATATATGCCGACACGCTGCTGTGCCGTAACGCAAAACACAAATTTTTTTTGTAGGGGGGGTCGTGTTTCTCGAGGTGCTACTCTGATTTTTTGCCGTTTTTTATCTGCTCATCTCTGTTGTACAGGGTATATATATATAAAGCGATTGTAAGACCTACGCAGTTCCCTCTGTTGTACAGATATAAATTGTTCCTACCTCTGTTACAGCTATAAATTTACCTCAAGAGAAAAATGTTGATTTGTTTCAGGGTGTCCTTCCCTCGTATCGCCTGATATGAACAGAGAGTTAACACAAGAACCTTCCCTCGGTAACCCCTGACGAACCAAAATCTACGCAAACAAAAGTAAATATTTATCAACAATCTAACTGCTTGACAGTCAACGATTTACAAAGACAAGAACTGACTTATTAACAATTTGAATGAAATTTATTTTGGATTGAACGAAAATTGAACTATATTTGAGCATGAATTTAAAAATAAATAAACAGGCGAGAGCCACAAAAATTACAGATATGAATACGAATATTTCAAACACTAGCACAACAGATAACACTACTCAAGAAGCACAACACTTATTTTTCCTTGAGGACAAACTCGAGAGAGACTTTTTCTCAGGTTTCATTACAGAGGAGGAATATGAGGTAGGAAGAGACAACATCTTTCAGACTCTTGGGGAACTCTATGGGTTCGAAGGGTAATCTGATGGGGGACTTCGGTTCCCCCCTGTCCACAGGTGACCCTGTGCTGATGAGCCAAAGAAGGCGAAACAGGAAATATATATATAACAGGCGAAAGCCAA